ACCACCGTGTGTATATCCAACAACTTCATAGAGTTTAGGAGCGCGTTGGGGAATTCCTGCCGTTTCGAACACTTTAAGCACAAGTGCGTGTAGAAATGCTTCGGCAAGAATGCTACGAAGTTCATCATTGTAGGCGCTGAGGCAAGTACGGGGGCTTCCATTTCGCTCTTCGTCGGTTATTCGTAGTCGCACTGCTTTAATACAGATTTCCTCCATTACGCGGTCGCGTTCAAGATGTATAATTCCGTTTGTTTTATTGTTTTGGGGTATATAGATTCCGCGGGTACCTATATAAATATTTCCGTAGCTGCCGTCGTCAATACGTTTGCCTTTTGTATAGCCAGGCATATATGGACCGAAGACGGGATCTTTGAAAAAACTACTCAACAAATACAAATCCTCGCCGTTTTCGTCCTGTTTTTTACGTAATGTTTTCAAATCGGTCCATGTGGGAACAAGGGTTTGTACTGCTTTGAGAGTATGTGGAATAATACAGGATTCCCACCCAAAGCACCGCAAATCGTAACTCATTCCCCTATTTTATTTTTTGGTTTTATTTACTAAGGCACTGTTGTTAATGAATCCGTATTGTTGTTTGAATTTTCTTCTTTATTAGCCTCCTTAATGGAAGAAAGAGAGGAAGCTTTAACGGCGGCTTGAAATGCCGCTGCCTTTTTTGCATCTTCCTGTTGTTGAAGAGTTTCCGCTTGTTTACGCTCTTCGTCCGTCGGCTCCTTATTTTGATTTGTAGCTATATGCTCACTAGCAGCGGCACTTATTCTTGGCTTTAGAGAAGCGGCAAGTTTTGCAGTGGATGCCTGACTTGCTGCGGCGGCGGCACGTTGCGGTCTGCCGGTTGCGGCTGCAATGGCGGCGGCAGTTGGAGCAGCTGGGCGACCACTTGCTGCGAACTTGCCTTCAATAACTTTTTCTACTTGAGGCATTAATCCAGTATCGGCGGGTAGAAGCTTCTTTGGAGCAACAGGGGACGGCTTTGAACCTTGGGAACCTGATGTAATTGACGCGGCGGCAAATCCCTGGCTTGTTGTCATACTTGTGGCACCAGGTGCAGTGACTATACTACCGGATGGTTTGGCAGCAGGTGCTGCTGCTGCAGGCGCAGGCGCAGCAGGCGCAGCAGCGGCACTAGCCGAAGTCTGATCTATAAAATAGTTGTAGATCTCCTCAGGGGATTTGCTGATAAGTTCTAACATTGTAAAGACAGTATTATTTGTCTCAAATGCAAGTGCCTTTTTGAGATCTTCCCAGAAGGATACAATATCCGCGGTTGGTATACCAAAAATCTCCGTTTTTGATTTTGTCTGCTCACCGACTTTTTGTTGAATTGCCATAAATTTATCAGAGAAGGTATCAGCAAATGTAGGAAAACTGGTATAATTGGCAAGTTTGGCAAGAAAAAACAAATGGTGGAAAAAGCATAAAAATGCGACCTGCTTGATTATAAGTTGGTCAAGCCCGCTATAGGATTGCCCTGTCCTTATCATAAATAGACGTTCATTAATATCTTTGCTTCTATCATTAGGATTTGTGAGCAACTTACGTACCGCCTCGCCGTTAAATGCTAGAATATAATTCGGCTGAACACCGGTACTTCCTATAAATGCCGAAATTTCGGCGACTTCAGGTACGGCAGAGGGTGCATTATCCGTCATAATAATGGGTGTAGTATGAATGTTAATTGTTTTATCGGTCTTTTTCTTATCTACATCTTCGCGCTTGAGAACAATAAAAGCGCCATCGATTGCGCCACCGTCCTGATCTATACCACTCGGGAATGATAATAGTTCGTCTAGACCATCCATTGAATTCTTCCTACCAAGGGCTATTTAAATTCGCGACAAATTTGATACCTTAATTCTCAGGAGTGTTAGAGGACAGATCGGCAATGGACGAATACGCCAACGAAGTTGAAGATGAGATTGTGGAAGAGGAGTATGAGGAGGGAGAGGTTCTTGAGGAGGTAGAGGAGGAACAGACCGAACAACAGCGGGCAGAGGCAGCAGATGTTGTCAAGCTTTTCAAACAACATCCCGAGATTTGGATTCCGTATGAGGAGCAAATTCAGGAACGGCTACTTATTAAGACACCCGGCGAGTCATCGGATGTATTCTCTGCGGATATGATTACGTCTCTACGTGACATTTCTCTTCTAGACACGAATCATACGACGTATCCATTCCTTACAAATTACGAGAAGACAAAGTGTATTAGCTTTCGCGCGAGTCAGATTAATAATGGAGCGAAACCGTATATTCTAGTACCAACCGGTGTAAACGATTCGTATCAGATTGCGAAGATGGAACTGGAGGCACGACGCCTGCCAATAATTGTCAAGCGTCCCCTACCTGATGGTACTTACGAAGTATGGCGCCTTAATGACCTACTTATTCTATAAATTACCAAAGTTGGATGCGTTCGTCGACAGGAATGTAGCCGGGATCCGATTCACCAATATCAAATGCCGTATAGAATTCGGCAAACTGACGTACAATAAGATTAACTCGAAGCGGTGCAGGAGCGTGTTTATCCAATAAAAGGGACTGTTCGGCTTTTTTAGCACGATCCTTATTTCGCCAAGAAACGGCGTAGCTTGTAAAGAATTCCTTATAGGCTTTCTTTTTAGCAACATCGTTATAGTTATCGCGTTTGAACTCCATTTCAAGAGCTTCGAGCGCAATAGAGACGCCACCAAGGTCAGCAATATTTTCCGATAATGTTAATTCCCCATCGACCTTTCCGCCCATATATGTCGCCTTATTGAATAGATCTACAAGGGCTTTGGACATTGATTTATATGTATCGGCGTCTTTTTTCGACCACCAATCGTTCATGACGCCGGTCTTATTATATAAGCGTCCGTCATCATCGAATCCGTGAGTAATTTCGTGTCCAATGGCGGCACCGATTCCGCCAAAATTCCAGGCGTGGCTGTGTTTAAGGTCGAAGAAAGGTGGCTGTAAAATACCGGTAGGAATTACCATCATATTCTTATCGCTGTAATAGTACGCATTAACTTCAAAAACGCCGTCTTCCCAGTTCTCTTTTTCGTTGATTTTTCCCTTTTTCAAACGTTTTAACATTTGATTTGTGTCGTAGGTTGTAAGTTTTATTAGATTTGATAATAAGCGGGTCTCATCCACAGAAACTTCATCGAGCTCGTCATCCCACTTATCAGGATAGGCAACCTGGAAAATCATCGCTTTACACTTCTCTATTGCCTTTACTTTTGTCTCTTCGGTCATCCACTTGAGGTTACGAATACGTATAATTGTGGCGTGTCTAAGATTTTCGACCAGGGCAAGTGCAGTTGTCTTTAATTTACTAGAAACCGAATGATTGATATAGGCGTGACCTAGATTGTGTGGAATATTCTCTTTAACAATATTCAGCATTAGATACCGTTGGGGTATTTTTTCGGTTGTGCCTTGAAGCTGTTTATTCCATAACTGAAAGTGTAGATCATCAAACGGGGGTGGTAGATATTTCATATAATGTACAATAGTCTGCGCTCGCATCCAGACCCGCCAGGTTTTCATAGAGTAGTAAAAAAACATACGATTTAATGCTTCTACATAATTCGTATTTGTGATAATATATGTAGTATTTGCCGCCATTGCGGGCGTCATACCCCATTCTACCATCAGTGGTTTCCAAGGGATAGACGTATATGCGCGTGATAGATCAGCAAGTGTACGCGGATTATATGAGAAGGATACGTCCTCACGGTCATTTTCGGGTGATAAATACGGTAGAAGACTCGCCTCAATTTCTACGGCAGATTCCAAACTTTCTATATTTAGCATCTGACCGACGACTTTGAGTACGTGGGTATAGGAAGCGATAGCCTTGTTATCGACACCTTTTTTATATTGTTGTTTTTCGGGTAAACCAAGTTTCGGTTCATACATATATATACAGCGTTTGTTAGGAATATAGCGATCATTGGCAACAACGAAACTGATGGGCGCGTTGGCTTGGATACGATTTAGTTTGCCGATCATACGTGCAACATCTTCCTGATTATTCATACATTCAAATGATGATATAAGTCGCTGGATATCATAAATGTTATTGATTTGCTGCTTAGGTATCATAACACTTTTGACAAGTTGACTAAAGGGGTCGTTCGGTTTGGTTTTTACTAGTTTATCAATAATATCAAAGAGTTCGTGTTCAACGCGGGTTTCGATTTCGTCGCTGACCGAGACGCTTGAATCGTATGACTTAATTTTCGCGGATGCCTGCCATGCGTGATTAATATAAGTATAAAAATCTAGACCTCTTGATGCGGTAATAACCGCATTGGGAGGGTTAGCTCTCATTGTTTATGCCCTACTATAGGCTTAGATGTATTTTCAGGTAGTACCAGAATGACAATCGATTTATTACCCTTCGGGTGCTTTTTTTCGGATGTTGCGTATTTTTGGTGCGACAGTCCGTTACTTTTTCCGCGCCCGCGCATAGAATCCAATGGACTCGATGCTACGGGCGGGATCACCTCAATACCATCCATTCCTAAACGTTATTTCCATTTTTTGTGCCGCTGACGTCTCAAGAGGTTCGCGACACGTGTTTATTTGCGTTCCACCAAGTTTGTAAGCGCGCCGACGCCGCGGAATGGTTGTCTTGGGTTAATAATTCGGCGGAAATTTCGTGTGGGTGCTCAAATTGGTAGGGGCACGAATCTTCGTGACAGAAAATCTCTTTCCACTCGGCGGGTACGTCAACTAGGCTTTTCGTGTGCATATCCCAGACTTGAACGCGCACATGTTTAAGTGAGGGCGCAGCGGTATTTGCGTAGTTCGGGAAGAATAGGTAGCGTCGGCGCCAAATTGCCCAGGGTTCGGCGCGTGTATCGGGATTGGGGCGAAGATTGCGGATATACTGGTTGGGTAAATCGCTGGGTGGTTTTGCCGAGATAGTATATTCCCAGTAGCGGCGATAGAATTCTGCCCAATCATTGGGTGCACGCTTCTGTTCAAGGTGAACGCGCTCGTGGAACAGGACATCATTGCGGCGTGTGCCGGACCAAATACTTTTTGTCATACGAATCGTATTTTTATCGGTTGTGTGGGGCAGGGCTTCCTTACACTCGTTATTGACAATTTGTACTATTCCGTTGGGCGTTTGAATCGTTTCAAACACGCGGCATTCGTCGACGGACTGCGAAACGTAATAAAAGAGTCCAACAACGGCAATGCATACTACAAATGCTATAATATACCATAATAACATAGATTTCATAATTATTCCCTACACATTCAACATATTTTCGCATCCCGATATA